TTTACTTTTAGTCCAAGTTCCAATGTAGAGTACAGTTTAAGAAGAAAAATCAATAAAGCAAGAAGTACAGGTGCGCCCATAGAATATGGAAATTCTGTTATCTTAGGAGATATTCAAAACGTATATACTGATAGTACAGAAAATTTTGGATATGTTGCATCCAATTCGCTACCTTCTTCAACAACGGGACTTACTACATTCTTTACATATGAAATAACTAAAAATATCAATTCTGCGTTTATAGATTCGGAAATAAGTTTAGGAAATATTAATCAATCAAATAATTACACAACTATTACTTTCTCCGAAAATGCACCATTTCTTACCGGAGATAGAATATTATACAAACCAGATGTAGATCCTCTAGAAGGACTAGTTGAAGGATCTTATTTTGTTGAAGTTTTAGCATCCGATAAAAAAACTATTAGGTTGTATAATTCTTCATCTTTTATAGGATCCACTGAATTTGTAACTTTTTCAGTTCCAAGTTCTGGAATGAATAAGCATACTTTTACTTTATTTGAACATAGAGTTGGAGAGATAGGAGCACAAAAACTTCTCAAAAAATTCCCTATCCCTCCAAATAATAAAAATGGAAAAGGAGAATTAACTATACCGGGAACTACTGGTATGTTAATTAATGGTGTTGAAATTGCAAATTATAAATCTGGAGATAAAATTTATTATGGACCTTTAGATTCTATAAAAGTATTAAATGGTGGCAGTAATTATGATGTGATTAATTTGCCGCAATTATTAGTTTCTGCTGGTTTGGGGACAACTGCATTATGCCGTCCAGTAATTCAGGGGTCTATTGAAAGGGTCGATGTTGATATTCAAAATTTTGATATTGATAATGTCACCTCAATTGAAGTAATCGGCGGAAATGGTACTGGAGCTGATCTTAAGGCAATAGTTGGTAAAAGAGTTAGAGAAGTAAATTTTGATGGGCAATTAATATCATCAGGTGGTGGAATAGACAATAATACAAATCAAATAACTTTCTTAACAGACCATAATTTTTCAGATGGTCAAGAAGTAATTTACGATTCTAACAAAAATACCGGAATTGGAGTTGGAATAGGAACTTCATCTTTAGTTAGCGATGGTTCTTATTTTATAAAAGTTGATAATAACACCACAGTTCAATTATTTGAATCATATGATGATTACTCTTCAAATAATAACATTGTAGGTCTTAGCACTCTTTATACCACTGGTATTCATAAATTTAAGACAAAGGAAAAAACTAAAACAATTTCTTCTGTTGACGTAATTAATGGTGGAAGTGGATATACTAATAGAAAACTAATAGTTTCTCCAACAGGAATAACTACATCAAATGGTTTAATTAGTTTTAAAAATCATGGATTTGCTGATGGAGATTTAATTCTTTATTCCACTGATGGAACATCAATTACCGGTTTAACAACTTCAACAGGAATAACAACGACATCAGTTCATTATCAAATTATAAAAATTGATAATGATTCATTTAAAGTCGCTAATGCTGGAGTTGGTGGAACGTCTCCACTAAATTATGAAAGAAACAATTTTGTCAAATTATCTTCAACAGGAGTTGGATATCAAAATTTTGCTTATCCTGATATTTCTGTTTCTATTGAATTCACATCTGTAGGTGTCGGAACAACTGTATCTAATAGAACATTATCAGTAACTCCTTTAGTAAGGGGTAGCATTATTGATGCGTATGTCTATGAGTCAGGAACTGGATATGGATCAAGTGCTATTAATTTTGAAAAGAAACCTTTAATTACTTTAAAAAGTGGAAAGAACGCACAGTTAAAACCTATCATAGTTGGGGGAATTGTCAATGCTGTAAATATTCAGTTTGGGGGATCAGAATATTTTTCTGTTCCTGACTTAGAGGTTATAGATTCTAGTGGATCTGGATCTGGTGCTTCATTAAGACCAGTCATATCAACATCCGGAAAAATAACAGATGTCAAAATTATTAATGTTGGTATAGGATATTCTAGCACCTCCACTTCCATTAGAGTCATTCCTAGTGGGTCTGGTGTTATTTTTGATACTGAAGTTAGATCGTTGAGTGTTAATAATGTTAATAAGTATGGAAATGAAATATTAAAAGAAACTAAAAATAAATTACAATATTCTATTTCTGGATATTACACTGAATTGAGATCTACATTTAAAGATGTTCAGAGTAAAGTTTCTGGGATAATTGGTTGGGCATATGATGGAAATCCAATATATGGACCATTTGCAAACTCTGATGTATTAGATACAAGTTCTGGTCCAATACGTTTAGAATCGGGATATATTAAAAATTCTTCTAGAATTATTGATAGACCTTCCGGATTTGACGATGGATTTTTCATTGAAGATTATGAGTATACAAATTCTGGAAATCTGGACAGGTATAATGGCAGATTTACAAAAACAGTAGATTTTCCTAATGGTGTTTATGCATATTTTGCTACCATTGATAATAATGGAAAACCACAATTCCCATATTTTATTGGAGACAAATATAGAACAAATACTTTAGATGAAAATAAACTGTTAAATCAAAAATTTAATTTTCAAAATTCCAATTTACTCAGAAATACTTTCCCATATAGAGTGTCTGATCCGTTTGTAGATAATAATTTTTTGATTGAAACTAATGAAATTTCAAGACAAAAATCAGTTATTGAGTCTATTACAGAGGGACCAATAGAAAAAATTAATATTTTAAATTCAGGTATCGGGTATAAAGTAAATGATTCCTTAAATTTTGATAGCACTGGAACTAATGGTGATGGAGTTATTGCAAAAATAACTTCAATATTAGGAAAAAATGTATATGATATACAAACTTCTGTAGAAACTTATGATAATGCTATCTTTACTTGGGATGGAGAAAATGGAGTAAAAGTTTCAATTTTACCTCAACACAATCTTAGAGATAAAGAATATGTAACTATTTCTGGATTTAGTAGTGAGTTATCTCAATTAAATAATAATTTTCAAATTGGAATTAGTTCTTTCTATTCCAATCTTTCTTCGCCAATAGTTGGGTCCGATGCATCTCCTGGAGCAGCAACTACAGAGATATACGTATCTCAAATTCCAAATTCCGTTTCTATTGGCAGCAGTGTTGGAATTGGATCCGAAACTTTACAAGTATTAAATATATTTCCTAATCTTAATATTCTCAGAGTTAAGAGAGGTTTAGTTGGAACTTCCCATACTGCCACTACAAAAATTGAATATATTCCAGATTTCTTTACAATATCAAAGAATGTAAATTATTTTGAGTCTTTAGTAAATGATAAAGCATACTTTAACCCTAAAGAATCTGTAGGTGTTGGTATTACTGTTGGAATATCAAGTTCAATGACTTTTGAATTTGGAGATTCTTCTATCACTAGAGATGTTCTAACACAAAGAATTTATATTGAAAATCATCCATTTATTACCAATCAACCGGTTAATTTGATTGTTCCATCTGGTGGTGCAATTTCAATTTCCAACACATCTTCAAGCACTCCATACAACTTACCAATATCAGGAGTTACTACCACAGTATATGTTGTAAGAAAAACAATAAATTCGATTGGTATTAAAACAGGAATTGGAACTGAGTTTAAGGAGGTATTTTTCCGCAATAACGGAACTGATAGTGATGAATATTTATTTGAAACTATTAATCTGCAAAAGAAATCAAAAGTTCAAAGAATTAACTCAGTTGTTTCAATTTCAACTGTTGGTCTGAATACCGCAGATCCCGGACAAACTTATCATAAATTGTCCTCTGGAGATAAAATTACTTTAAATGTTCAACCTAAAATTTTTGGAGGAATAGGAACGGATACATCAGTAATTGTAAAGAGAGACACTCTTACTGATAGTCTTATTGTAAATCCAATTACCATTGATCCTTCGAATATTGACTCCGCAACTAATCAGATTACAATCAATTCTCACAAATTAGAAACAGGTCAAAAAGTAAGTTATGCTGCATCTTTACCTGCTTCCGGACTATCTACCGGATCTTACTATGTCTATAGAATAAATGATGATATTATTCAACTTTCTGAGACATATATTAACTCCACATTAAATCCTCCTACTGTAGTGAGTATTGCAAACACTGGCGGCGGAACACAAACAATTTCTCCAATAAATCCAAAAATTGAAGTAGTCAAAAATAATAGTTTAGTTTTTGATCTGTCAGATTCCACTTTAGATGGATACCTATTAAAAATTTATTGTGATAATCAATTTAATAATGAATTTGTTTCTACCGGTTCAACTAGTGGAATAACTATTGCAGGTGTAGGAACTGTTGGTGTTAGTGCTAATGCTAAGTTAACTCTTAATTATAACACTGACAATTCTACCAATACCTTACCAGAAAAACTATATTATAACTTAGAAAAATCTGGATATATTAGTACTGCAGATGCCGAGGTTAATAATTATTCTGAAATAGCATATATCAAAAGTTCCTACAATTCTACATATCCTATTTCAGGAATTGGAGAAACAACATTTAATGTTGCACTTAATAAAATTCCAGAAAAATTATCTTATGAATCATCCGAATGTTCTACTTTAGAATATTCTACAACTTCATTAAATGCAGATGGACCAATTGAAAAAATTAATATTATTTCTGGAGGGTCTGGATATAAAAAATTACCAAATTATGTTGGTTCTTCAAATACCACAGCAAAAGATGCCAATTTGATTGCATCTTCCAAATCTGTTGGTAATACAAAAAATGTGAGAATAATTAATGAAGGATTTGAATATTCTTCTGATAGAACTTTACAACCAAAAGCAAATATACCAGCAATAATTACGATTAAAAATTCCAACACTATTGGAATAGTTACAGTTATTGATGGAGGAAAAAATTATACGGAACCCCCAAGAATAGTGGTAGTAGACACTGGTACTGGGCAGTCAATTGATAGGGGAATTTTAGCAGCAAGTGTTGTCGGAAACTCTATTAATTCAGTAGATGTTCTTCAGTCACCTAAAGGTCTTCCTGATAAATCGGCAGAATTATTTACTGTAGAGAACACAAATGGAATTAGTGTTCAAAGAGTTATTCAAGAAACAGATACTAGATTTGTTTGCAGAATAACAACACCGGCTCTCGGATTTAGCACTAGTTCATTTAGTGTTGGAGAAAAAGTTTTTATTGAGGGAATTCAAAAAGTTGGTGCTGCAGGTTCTGGATTTAACTCTGAAGACTATGGATATAAATTCTTTACTGTCAGTGAATATAAAAACTCTAAATTTGTTGGAGGTATCACTCAAGATGAGGTTACAATTGATCTGAGTGAATTTACAACTAACACAGGAACTGCCAAGACAATTCAAGATTCTCTTGGAAATATAATTAAAAAATCTGATTATCCAACTTTTGACATTATTCAAGAAATATCCGAATTTACTTTAGGAGAAAAATTATCTATTAATGGAGAAAATTCTAACTTAATAGTTTCTGGACTTAATCCAGGATCTATAAAAATTTCTGGAGATGATAATGAAGATATAGTTGTTGGCGATATTCTTACAGGACAAGTAAGTTCAAATATTGCTACTATAGATCATATTGTTAGAAATAATGGCAGATTTGAAGTTAGTTTTTCTAATAAAAAAAGAATAGGATGGGATAATAACATTGGCAAACTAAGTTCAGATGATCAGGTAATTCCTGATAACGATTATTATCAAAATCTTTCATATACAGTTAAGAGTCCTATTGAGTGGAGAGAATTTAGAACCCCTGTCAATAGTCTTGTCCATACTAGTGGTCTTAAGAATTTTGGAGATCTTGGAATATCTTCGACTGCAAATGTTGGTATTGGCAGCACAACAGCATTTACCGTAATACGTGATCTTTTAGAAGAACTTAGAGTAGACACCATTTATAATTTTGATAATGTTCTCGACATTGATGTTATTGGTTCTCAATCCAAGTTCCTAAAATTACAAAATAAAAAATTAACTGATTTTACTTTATCAAAAAGTAATATAGTTTTAAAAATTGATGATATTAGTAATACATTTTCAAATTTAAATAATTTTACAGATAGTGATAGTAAAAATCTTTTTACCTTTAATAATTCAGATTCTTTTGATGATGTTTTGGTTAGAGTAACTAATACTAATAATACTCAAGTTCAATTAGCAGAATTTACCATTATCAGTGATAACAGTGGAGGCAATTTCTTATTAGAAAAAGGAAATATTGCTAATATTGGATCAGCTTTAACTTCTGTAGTGGGTGAAGATTATGGAAGTTTTTCTGTAACAGATGAAAATATATTCAAATTTACACCTAATGATCCAGATAATATTGATTATGATTTTAAATTTATTAAAAATACTTTCGGATCTTCAATTTCTGGTGTTGGAACTACATCCATTGGATTTATAAATCTAACCGGTTTTAGTGGAGTCGTGACTTCTGGTGGTTCTGGAATAACCAGTTCTATTATTGGAGTTGCTACTGATAAATTTACTTCATTGCATGTCAATACACAAATTATTCAATCCAATACAAACGAACTCAATTTTGTAGAATTATATATTACTCATGATGGTACAGATACGTTCTTATCCGAGTATTATTTTGACACTAATGAGAATTCTTCATCTTTCAATTTTATCGGTTCTTTTGGTGCTGATATTAGTTCTGGTGTTTTAAATCTAAGTTATACTAATGATACTGCAAATGATGTTCAACTGAGATCCAAAATCGTTGGGTTTGGAACTACCTCAGTGGGAGTAGGAACACATAGATTTATTTTACCATCTCAACCAGAGGGATCTGAAAGAAGTGCAATAATTAAATCCGCATATGAAACTACAGTTTCTGCTGCCGCAACAACAGTCATAAGTTTTGATAGAAACCTATTCAACTCAGTCAAATCTTTGGTTGAAGTGAGTATGGGATCTACAAAAGCAGTTCATAATGTATTAGCTTTACAAGATAATGCCCTTGATAATTATGTTCAGCAGTCATCTTTCCTTTCTGCTGGAGGAATAGGAGTAACTGATGCACAGAGTGGGATGGGAACATTTGGTGTGGAATATTCTGGAGAAAACTTCATACTGAAATTCTATCCAGATGCTTCAATGACATCATCTTTGCAAGTGTCTTCTCTTAATGAAATACTTTATACAGACTTAGATTCAAGTAATACTCCACCTATTCATCAATATGGTGATATAACACAATCTTTAAATGTTGAATTCTATAATGCTCTAAATGGAAATAGAATTGATAAAACTNATTTTATAGCACAATCTAACGGAATTCCAATTTTTGGAAAAACTTTNAATCCAACCAACTCTTTACAATTAAATCTTAGTACTGGCGTATTTACAATTGACAATCACTTCTTCAGAACTGGTGAAGCTCTTTCATATACTCCACAATCAACGTTTGTTGGGGTTGGATCAACTGCAATGACATATGGTACTGGAACACCTCTACCATCGGTTGTATATGCAATTAGAGAAAATGATGACGAATTTAAACTTGCCACAACTAGAGCAAATGCGGAAGCGGGTGTAAATGTATCCTTCGGATCATCTGGTGAAGGAAATGCTCATGAATTATCAATGTTATTAGGTAATGAAAAAACACTAATAACATTAGATAATATAGCACAATACCCACTGAAGTTTACTCCAATTGCATATACACTATCAGGAAATCCTGGGGGTCAGATTGGAACCACATCCACATTTTTCAGTTTAAGTGGAATTTCTTCAATAACTCCGACAGATTTAATAAAAATTAATGATGAATATATGAAGATTCTGAGTGTTGGTGTTGGAACTACAGCAGTTGGACCAATAACAGGAATAGGTCAGTCATCTTTGGTCGAAGTCAAGAGAGGAGTAGTTGGTTCCGCAGCAACATCTCATTCTGCNGGAGATGAAGTTAGAATTTATAGAGGTTCATATAACATTTCGGGTAGAAACATTCACTTTGTAGATCCTCCGAAAGGAAATACCTCAACAGAAAAAGATTCAAGTAATCTTGAACCAGCAAAAGCAGATTTTACTGGCAGAGTTTATCTAAGAAATAATTACGATACCAATCAAATATATGATGATATTTCCGATCAATTTACAGGAATAGGAGCAACATTCACATTAACTGTTGGTGGAGCAAATACTACTGGAATTGGAAGTACTGGTGGTAATGGTATTCTGTTTATAAATGGCATTTTCCAGACACCTTCAACACTCAATAATCCAGATAATAATTTTTCATTGAATGATGAAGGTACTGTAGGTGTAACAAGTGTTACTTTCAGTGGAATAACTTCTACGGATGGAACTAAGTATTTGTCAAGCACTGATTATAATGCAAATCAATTACCAAGAGGAGGAGTAATTGTTTCTCTAGGATCCTCTGGTGGACTTGGATATGCACCTCTAGTTGGTGCTGCTGTGAGTGCCGTAGTTGGTGCAGGTGGTTCTATAGCAGGATTTACTACAGCATTAACTGGTGGTTCTTTTGGATCTGGATATAATGGAATAGTATCAATAGGTGTGAGTGTCCATGAAAGCGGACATACCGGTGCTGCTGCAGTAGTATCAGCAACTGCTCTAGTTGGAGCCGGTGGAAGTTTATCTCTTATCGTAGTTGGAGATGGGGGATCTGGATATTCAAATCCCGAAATAATTGTTTCGGAACCAACTTATGAAGGTCTTGAGATAGAAGGAATTTCTAGATTAGGATTTGGTAATACTACAAGAACTGGTGTTAGTTTATTAGTTGATGTTGAAGTAGGTGCTGCAACAACAAGTGGAATAGGTTCTGATACATTTGAAGTTTCAAACTTCAAAATTGCAAGAAATGGATATGGATTCAGAAAAGGAGATATTATTAGACCAGTTGGTTTAGTCACACATAGTACTCTTTCATCAACAATTTCTGAATTTTTGCTGACAGTTGATGATGTATATAACGATTCAATCGGAGCATGGCAATTTGGCGAATTTGATTACATAGATTCAATTAAAAATTTCCAAGACTCCAGTAGAACTAGATTCCCACTTTTCTACAACGATGAACTTATAAGTTTTGAAGCACAGGAAGGAACACAAGTAAATCTTGCTAATGCATTATTAGTTGTAATTAATGGAATTATTCAAGATCCCGAAGTTGCATATTTCTTTGATGGAGGAACTTCATTCAGTTTTATTGAAGCACCTAAACCAGAAGATAATATTGATATTTTCTTCTATAGAGGAACTAGAAATGATGATGATCAATTGGTCACAAGTATCAATCAAACCATCAAACGAGGAGATTTGGTACAAGTTTACAAAAATAATGCAATTAATGGCACAATATCACAAGACAAGAGAACTGTATTTGACTTATCGTTCTCTGATAAATTTGAAACAAACCTATATTCTGGTAATGGAATTGATGAAACAAATTACAAACCACTTGCATGGACAAAACAAAAAATAGACAAAGTTATTAATGGCGAAATTGTTTATAAGTCCAGAGACTCTATAGAAGCACAAGTATTCCCGACTGCTAAAATTATCAATACGGTAGAAAGCAGCGATACTGAAGTATTTGTAGAAAATTTGGAGTTGTTTGATTATGATTCTGCCAGTGATTTTAGTGGTTTAATTGTAAGTGGTTCTACAGACCCAGTTGCAGCTGCTATAACAGCTACTGTCTCAACTGCAGGAACTATCACTGGATATACAATTGCATCTGGTGGTAGTGGATATACTTCAATTCCAACTATTTCAATTACTGCACCACCAGAAGTTGGAGTTGGAGTCGGAACAACTGCAACTGCAACTGCAACTATTTCTGCTGGTGCAGTTTCATCAATTCTGGTCAATAATCCAGGACTTGGATATACTATTGCTCCACAAGTTATTGTATCTCTTCCAAGTCCGACTTATGAGAATATATCTAGTATCGATGTAATTCAAGGTTTTAGTGGTATTGTTACTGGAATTACCACTGTAAATGCTCAGGGAATAGGAACACTGGCAATTCAATTTAACTTGCATAGATTGGATGGGATATCAAATTATAATGGTCTTGTTGTTGGATATCCAATTTACATCTATGATACTTCAGTTGGAAATGGCGTAACTTCAGTTGCTAATAATGATTTATCTGTTGTTGGTGTCGGTACAACTTTCGTAGATAATATATATTTTATTCAAGAAATATCTAACGTTGGTCTTGCTGGTTCCATTATTTGTTATGTAAATTCTGGAACTCCAGTTGTTGGTATTGCAACAACATCAAATTCGGACAATCCTGTTGGCAGATTCTCATGGGGAAGATTTGCTGGAATAAGTAGATCCAGTTCTCCAGTTTCTATAGCGGTAACTGGAAATACTGTTGATGTTGGATTGACAACTTTCCCAACAATTCAGAGAAGAGGTACTGGACTAAGGGATGGAGGGGCACTTCCAAAAAATATATAATGACAATTCCCTTATAAATATCTAAAAAACTATTAATATGGCTGCGGTAGTAACAGATCAATTTAGAATATCAAATGCAAATAATTTTGTAGACTCTGTAGCAAATACGAGCAATTCTTATTATGTATTTTTAGGATTACCAAATCCATCTAATCCAGTATCTGGTTTTGGTAGAACTACTTCAGATGCTGAATGGAATGGTAATACTCCAACGCCAACAGATAATTTGCAGTTTACTTCACAATATAGAGATACTGCTTTATTTGGGAAAAAAGTAACAACATCTAATGTTAGAAGACTTATAAGAAAGGTTAATTGGGCTTCTAATACTAGATATGACATGTATAGGCATGATTATAGTATTTCAAATCCTGCCCCCAATTCTAATTTAAGTAGACTATATGATACAAATTATTATGTAATTAACAGTGACTTTAGAGTTTATATTTGTATTGATAATGGTTCTTCAGGTTCTAACTTAAAAGGAAATGTATCAAAAGATGAGCCAACTTTCACTGATTTAGAACCATCAGCAGCTGGAACTAGTGGTGATGGATATATTTGGAAATATCTTTTTTCAGTAGCTCCTAGTGATATTATAAAATTTGATTCTACCGAGTATGTTGTAGTTCCCAATGATTGGTCAACAACAACAGACACTCAAATTCAAAGTATTAGAGAGGCAGGTGATTCTGATATAAACTTAAATCAGATTAAAAAAGTATATGTTGCTAATGGTGGATCTAATTACACCTCTGGAATTGTGGCAATTAATGGTGATGGAAGTGGTGCCAAAGTATTAATTGATGTAGATTCTTCTGGAACAATAACTTCTGCTACTGTGACTGCTGGTGGTTTTGGATATACTTATGGAATAGTTGATTTGGGTTCTCTTCAACCTTCCGGAACATTAGCAGATCCTGCAAATTTAATACCAATTATTCCGCCATCAAGAGGTCATGGTTATGACATCTATACGGAATTAGGTACGGATAAAATACTAATATATGCCAGATTTGATGATTCAAATAGAGATTTTCCAATTGATACCAAATTTACTCAAGTTGGAGTATTAAAAAATCCGCAACAATATTCATCTACTACAACATATACTGCCAACCAATATTCATCTCTATTTGCAGTAAGATTAAATTCAGTTACATCAACTCCAGTTGTAGGTGCGGCAATGTCGCAATCGGTAAGTGGAGGTGCTGCTAAAGGATATGTTGCATCATATGACGATGAAACTAAAGTATTAAAATATTTCCAAGATAGATCACTATACTTTGGAAATACAAAAGACCATACTGACATTGATAATGTTAGTAGTAATAGTAAAATATTATCTTTTGAATCTTCAGGTAATAATATTTCCCCATTTACGGGATCAATTGATACTGGATTTTCTGGAATTAAAACAACCGTAAATTCTAAAGAAATTGATTTGGGGGTTAATTTTACAAATGGACTTGCAAATCCGGAGATAAATAAAAAGACAGGGGAAATCATTTACATTGATAATAGACCTCTCATTCAAAGAGATTCTCGCCAAAAAGAAGACGTTAAAATTATTCTGGAATTCTAAAGAACAATGTCACAAAAAACAAATTTAAATATTAATCCATATTATGATGACTATGATTCTGAAAAGAATTTTTATAAGGTTTTATTTAAACCGGGATTTCCAGTTCAAGCGAGAGAATTAACTACCTTACAATCTCTTCTGCAAGGTCAGGTGGAGTCTTTTGGTAGTCATATATTTAAGGAAGGATCTGTAGTTGTTCCAGGAAATATATCTTATGATGGTCAGTTTTACGCAGTAAAACTCAATGCTACTAGTGGTGGAATTGATGTTGCATTGTATATTGAAAATTTTGTAGGCAAAAAAATAATTGGTCAGCAATCGGGCACTACTGCTAAAATTCAACGTGTAGAATATGCAGATGAAAATAATTTTGAATATCTAACTTTATATGTAAAATATCTTGATTCTAATAATGAGTTTGAATTCACACCGTTTTTAGATGGAGAATCTTTAAGTTGTACAGAAAATATAACGTATGGAAATACAACTATTCCTGCCGAAACTGAATTCGCATCTTTAATTTCTTCTGATGCTACTGCAATTGGTTCTGCAGCATCCATTGGTAAAGGTATTTATTTTATTAGAGGATATTTTGTCAATGTTTCTCAGGAAACTATACTTTTAGATAATTATACAAATACTCCATCATATAGGGTTGGTTTAAAAATTGACGAATTGATCATTGGATCAAAAGATGATGATTCATTATATGATAATGCTAAGGGATTTACAAATTTTGCTGCACCAGGTGCTGATAGATTTAAAATTGGTTTAACTTTAACCAAAAAATTAATAAGTGATACTAATGATACAAATTTTGTTGAACTTTTACGAATAAAAGACGGCAAAATTCAAAAAATTACTACAAAAACTCAATATAATCAAATTCGTGATTATATTGCAGAAAGAACATATGATGAATCTGGCGATTATGCAGTAAGACCATTTGATCCATCAATTCATAACTCATTAAATAATAGACTTGGCAATAATGGTCTATTTTTCTCTAATGAGCAGACTGAAGGAAAAAATATTCCTTCTAATGATTTAATGTGCCTAAAAATCTCTCCAGGAAAGGCATATGTTAGGGGATATGATGTTGAAAAAATTGGAACTACTATAATCGATGTTGATAAACCAAGAGATACTGAATCTATATCTAATGTTACAGTTCCATTTCAAATGGGGAATCTACTTAGATTAAATAATGTCACTGGTGTTCCTCAAAATAAAAAAACAATCCAACTATTAAATAGGAAAGTAGGTGATACAGAAGCAGTAATAGGTGATGCTAGAGTATATACTTTTAATCTTACAGATGCTGCATATTCTGGTGTAGAAACAAAATATGATTTGAGATTGTATGATATTCAAACATATACCAAACTGTCGCTCAATCAGAGTGTAGATGCCACTGACATGCCCGATGGATCTTATATTAAGGGTAAGAGTAGTGGTGCTAGCGGATTTCTTGTTGATGCTGCTACAGGCACTTCTGTGGGTCTTTTATTGAGACAAACTTCTGGTACTTTTGCTAAAGGAGAGCAAATAACTGTTAATGGAGTTGATTTCCCAAGAACAATCCTTGATTTCATACAATTTGGAACTCAAAATATTAAATCAGTAAGGCAAGCAGCTGGTGATGGGTTTCCGTTATTTACGGCAGATTCAATTCTTGAAAAATTTAGTATGCCTAATGGAATATCGCAAATATCCATTCCATTAGTAGGCAATTTAGGAAATACTGGTGTTACGACAGTCGCAATAACAGGAAAAGTATTCAGTGGAATAAGAACTGATACTCTTATTTCATATCAAAAACCAGGATCTAGTACTGAAACTTTTAATAGAGTTTCTTCTATCTCTGCAGATAAACTTTCTATAGAACTAAGTCCAATCAATGCTGGTGCTGGAAAAACTGGTATTTATGATGGTAAGTTACCTTCCGGAACACTTAATGAAAGTATTTTAGTTACACCATTCGCTCGTGGTCCAATTATAAACGTAGATGATGGATATCTTTATACTGAGTTGCCAGATTCTAATATTTCTTCCGTCAATCTTTTAAACTCAACCTTCACAGTTGTTGAACAAATTACAGGAGAAGAGACAAGTGCTGCTGGAGAAATGACATTTGATCTTTCCAGTGTTTCCGGAATAACCAGTGCGTCATTTGCAACTTTTGATCAGGAAAGATATAGCGTTCATTACTCAACTGGTATAGCAGGAACAGTTACTAGTGATACTTTTAATTTAGTAAATAATGTCGTAACAATTAAAGGATTGAGGGGAAGTCAATCTAGTGTTATCGTAAATGCAACTCTCAATAAATTTGGTGTTCAGAGTAAAATAAAGGAATATACAAGAAGTCAACAACTTACCGTAACTAGATCTAAGTATCAACAATCTGGTGTTGGCATTAATACAACAAATAATGATGGACTTAATTTTAACACTCAATATGGATTAAGAGTTCAGGATGAAGAAATTTCTCTAAACTATCCAGATGTTGCAAAAGTTATATCAATTTACGAATCTTTGGGATCTTCAAATCCAACTTTAGATAAAATACAATTTACCTCCACTGCTAGCGTTCAAACAAATGCAATAATTGGCGAAAATATTGTAGGAGGTTCAAGTAATGCAGTTGCTAGAGTGGTTTCTTCGCCATCAGCAAATAATTTGGAAATAGTTTATCTAACAGACGATACTTTTAATGTTGGCGAAACAGTTACTTTTGAGGAATCTAATATAATTACAGAAATTGAAACTATTACATTAGGAAGTTATAAAAATGTAACTCAATTATATAAATTAGATAAAGGTCAAAAAGAACAATATTACGACTATTCTAAAATTATTAGAAATGGAGGTGTTCCAGAACCAACTCATAGATTATTAATTGTATTTGATTATTATTCAGTTCCATCTGATGATAATGGAGATGCATTCACAGTCTTAAGTTATGATGAAGAAAGATTTGAAAAAGATATACCCAATATTGGCCCATATAAAGTAAGAGCATCAGATACACTTGATTTCCGTCCAAGAGTTTCTGTTTTTGACCCGGCAACTTCAGGAGGATCAACTAAAATATCTCCATTTGATTTTGCTTCTAGAGATTTTGATTCTGTTCCAAAACTTTTAATGGCACCCGGAGAAGGATCTATTATAGGATATGATTTTTATCTTCCACGAATTGATAAACTATACATTGATAGATATGGAACTTTTATAGTTGAAAAAGGTATATCTGCAAAATATCCAAAAGCACCAACAAAAAATGATGCTTTATTAGAAATTGCCACCATTAATCTTCCACCATATCTGTATAATCCACAGAAGGCATCGATCAGTTTGATTGATAATAGAAGATTTACTATGAGAGATATTGGATTTATTGAAGATAGAGTTCAAAATTTGGAAAAAATAACTTCATTATCTCTTCTTGAATTAAATGCACAGACTCTACAAATTCAAGATGCCGAAGGAAAAAATAGATTTAAGAGTGGATTTTTTGTTGACGATTTTAAAAATTATTCATTAATAGACAACGTACTATCTTCAATAGAGGTTAATCCAACAGCAGAAGAATTAGCACCAATTATCAGTAGAAATTCAGTTAAATCTCAGATTGCACCTACTCAACTATTAACTCCTCAAGTTATAGATTTGTCGGATAATTTTGAACTATTAGATCCTAATGTTCAGAAAACTGGAAATTCGGTGACATTAAAATATGATGAAATAGGTTGGATCGAACAACCAATAGCAACAACAGTAGAAAATGTAAATCCATTTAATGTCATTGTATATACTGGAGATATTCAGTTAAGTCCTGCTGTTGATAATTGGGTAAGAACTATTCAACTCCCCGATAGAAATATTAATATTACATCTAATCAATCTAGAACTCTTACACAAAATCTAACAAGTTCAGTAAATTTAAATTTAGGGTCTGCTAATTTCAATGTCACTAGCGATGGCGGAACAATACGACGTGGTAGAGGAGTACTTCTTAGTAGTAGAATAAGAAGGCAAGTTCAGAGTCAGAGTTCTAATTTAAGTGCTAGTAGCACAAGTAATTCTCAAAGTGTTAGTGTTGATACTATAAGTTTTGACGATGTTGATACTAGAAATGAATTGATATCGGCAGGTGATGAAGTATTCATGAGATCCAGAAATACTGAATTTGAAGTCAGTAATATTAAACCATCTACAAGATTCTATCAATTTGTTGATGGCAATAGCGGAGTTGATTTTATTCCCAAATTGATTGAAATTGCAAATAGCCCATCTCTAGCAACTTACGGAACATCTAATGGTTCTTTCGTAATTGGAGAAACAGTAGTTGGATCTGCTATTGGTGTAGGTGGAATTGGTCCATCTATTTCATTCAGAGTTGCTACACCAAATCATAAGTACGGATCATTTAATAATCCATCATCAGTATTTAATGTAAATCCATATGTAACCTCAGAATCTATACCTTCAACATATAGTCAATCTTCCAAGATTCTCAATGTTGATACAGCTTCTTTATCCGAAGAAGCACAGGGATTATATTCTGGTTATATTATACAGGGAATGAAATTAGTTGGTCAAACTAGTGGCGCAATTGCATATGTAAAAGATCTTAGATTGATTTCCGATAACTATGGAGATTTAATAGGATCTTTCTTCCTCAGAAATCCCCATCAGATTCCAGTTCCCTCAGTAAGATTGCAGACAGGAACAAAAACTTTTAAAATTACATCCAATGTCACAAATGATCCGGGTCTTCCTGGAAGTAATTCAGTTTCTTTTGCAGAAACAAATTATACTTCTATAGGAACTTTGAATCAGTGGCAGAATGAAGTAACCACAAATACACAAAATCTTACAACTACAAATGTAACCAATCTGCAAGTAAATGCTTTTGCTTCTGCTTCTCTCGGTGTAAATCAAATTACTAATACTGTAGTTGAAGAGTATGGTGATCCGTTGGCACAAACATTTGTAGTTGGAGGAAATGTTGAAGCACCATCAGATATTGATACTAGTGATGATATAAATGGAGCATTCTTAACTGCTGTTGATATTTTCTTTGCCAAAATAGATGAAGGAAATGCTCCAGTTAAAGTTCAAATTAGAACCACAGAATTGGGATTCCCAACTAGAACTGTTTTAGGAAAAACTGTTACAATAAAACCAACAACTGTGGATTCTGCTGGAAATATTGTTAAAAATATTCAGGTGTCCAGTACTGGAGATGTTGCTACAAAAGTAACATTCCCCGAACCAATCTTCTTACCACCCGGAAAAGAATATGCTGTTGTTCTCTTGGCAGAAACTAGTGATGAATATGAAGTATGGACTGCCACTATGGGAGAAAAATCTGTATCTGAATCTTCTCTTCCACCAAATTCCAATGCAGAAAGTGCAGTATATTCAAAGCAATTTGCTTTAGGAAGTTTATTTAAGTCTCAAAATGGATCTATTTGGACTCCAAATCAATTCCAGGATCTTAAATTTAGACTTTACAAGGCACAATTTAGTTCACAAACAGGAACTGCATTCTTCTATAATCCAGATTTAGATAAGAGTAATGGATATATTTCAAAATTGAGTATTGATCCTATTAGAACTTTACCAAAAACCGGTTCTATTAAAACGGATATTATTTCTGGTGGTGATCCCACTACACTTGGTATTCTGACCACAGGTAGAAAACTTGCCGGTAATAGTAATACTGGAGGATCTGCCATCGTTGTAGGTAGAGGAAGTTCTGTAACGAATGCGACTGTGACAACTATTACAGGTGGATCTGGATATGTTACAGATACTTCTGTCGATACTTTCAACGTTGTTGGTAGTGGGTCTGGATTGAAACTTAATATTACTGGTATTAATGCTAATACAGGATCAATTACCGGCATTTCCGTTGTTACTACAGGAACAGGTGCCGGTTACAAAGTCGGTGATGTAGTTGGAATTGTAACATCAACTGTTTCTAAACAGACTGGTAAAGAAGCAAGAATAACTGTTGCTGGAGTATCAACTGATGTTGATACATTATATCTTTCCAATATTCAGGGCGAATTTGGTTCTTCTGGTAAGGCATTTACTGTAGGTGCAGGAGTCAGTTACTTTGCAGATAATGGAGTATTAACTGCATTACCATCAACAACTATAACATCTGTATCTGGAAGTGGTGGAGTTAACTCTGGCAACTATATAAAAGTTGATCATTTCAATCATGGAATGTATTCCAATACAAACAAAGTAACACTTAGTGATATTCAATCTAGTATTGAACCCACAACATTATCTGCTGCAGTGTCAGTTAGTGAAGTGTCAACAATTAGTGTTGCAAGCACTAGTAACTTTACCACGTTTGAAGGTGTGGATGTTAGTGCATCAAATCCTGGATATGTAAAAATTGGCAATGAAATTATTTCTTATACTAGTTTGGGTTCTGGACAACTTCTAATTGCTGCTGATGGAAGATCAATTGATTCTACCATTACAGAACTGCATGATAAAGATTCTATAGTCTATAAATATGAACTCAATGGAATTTCTTTAAGAAGAATTAATAACACTCATAGTGTTGCCGAACCAATTGGATTGGATCATTACCATGTTGCTATTGATGTTTCGGCAAATGGTATTGATAGGGATACTGATGGTACACCGACAGGAATGCCACAACTCAATTTCTCTAATGAGGCATCTACAGGAGGAGCAAACTCTAGGGCATCGGAAAACATTCTATACACTTCTATAATTCCAACATACGATATTATTACTCCCGGATCAACTACATCTGTGACAGGAACTATAAGAACTATTAGCGGAACTAGTGTTAATGGTTCGGAAGGATCTTTTAATGATGAAGGATTCGTTCCTGTTGGAATAAACGTATTAAATAATTTCTTTACTCCAAAATTACTTTGTTCCAAAATAAATGAAACAACTTATCTTTCAAATCTTCCAAGAAGTAAATCATTCACTACTGGAATAACTTTAAATTCCAATGATGCAAATCTTTCTCCTATGATAAATCTTGACCTTGCATCTACAGAATTTAGGTCAAGTCGTTTTGATAAACCAATTTCTGATTATCCATCTGATGGAAGGGTAAATTCTATTTTTGATGATCCACATGCTGCTATATATGTTTCTAATACTGTAGATTTATCAAATCCAGCAACATCGTTAAAAGTTATTTTAAGTGCATATAGAGACGAGTCTGCAGACTTTAGAGTTCTCTATAACTTAATAAAAGCAGATTCTGGAGAAATTAGTCAAACATTTGAATTATTCCCCGGATATGATAATTTAACATATACCGATGAAGATGGGTATGCTGTGGTTGATGATGCAAATAATAGTGGATTACCCGACAGATTTGTTCCAGGAAGTATGAGTAATCAATTCTTAGAGTATGAATTTACTGCAAATGAACTTCCATTGTTCTCGGGATATACAATTAAGATTGTGATGTCTGGAACAAATCAAGCATATCCACCAAGAATTAAAGAATTGAGGACTATAGCAATAAGATGATTAGAGTAGATGGATATCAAAACTTATACCGAGATGAGAAAAGTGGTGCCATAATCAATTGCGATTCTATGGCATATAATCAGTATGTAAGTTCTTTGGAACAAAGAAATCTCCAAAAAAGAGAAATCTCTGAAATGAAAAATGATATTAACGAGATAAAATCTCTTCTTAGAAATTTATTGATGAATTCTGAGAATATAAATATCTAAAGATAAGATAGCATAATTTTTTGAATAATGGCAGTATTTGTATCTAACATCACGATTGAACAAGGTTTCGACTTTGATACTTCTTTTCAGTTAGAAGATACCAGAACAAACACCCCATTGGTTTTAACCGGTGCTGCGACAGAAGGCATGTTGAGAAAAAGTTACACTAGTGCAAGTGCCGTTTCCTTTGCTTCTACAGTCTCTGACGATGTTAATGGGATTATTTCAATATCTCTAACATCTTCGCAAACAGTAGGACTAAAAGCAGGAAGATATGTATATGATGTAAAAATAACTAGTGCCGGAAAAGAATATAAAGCTGTTGAAGGGTCAGCATTAGTAAGAGCCGGAGTCACTAGGTAATGCCAAGCATAAACGATAGAATTGGATCACAAAACGTAATTCGCGTATTATCCAATGCTTCTGCGCCACCATCAAGATTACTCAATCTAACTGACGTTGATTCAACATCTCAGACAGATGGTAATTTATTAATCTGGGATGCTACAGATAATAAATTCTTCATGAGTCGTACTCTCGATTCAACAGAGGGATACGAATTTACTGGTGGAACAAATTCAGTAGGAATAGTAACATTTTCTGGAAGCACTCAATCAGAATCAACTGTAACTGGTGCAGTAATTGTTAGTGGTGGTTTTGCAGTAGGAAAAAATGCAAATTTTGCTGCCGGATTAAATGTTGTTGGTATTGCAACTTTCTCAAATGAACTTGATATAAATGCTGCTGTTGATATTTTAAGAGGATTAAATGTCTCTGGAATTACCAGTGTAGCATCTCTCAATATTGGTGCAACACAAGTAATTAGTAGTGGAAGAGAACTTCAAAATATTGCTTCTTTAGATGCCACCACCACAGCAACTATTGAGGCAGCAATTGAAGTAGCTCCAAATAAATTTACTGATTTAAAAATTACCGGTGTATCAACTTTCATTGGTATTGCAACATATGCCGCAGGACTTCAAGTCTTTTCCGGCGTATCAACATTTAATGCTGCTGCTGTTGACATTGATGCAGGATTAGATGTAGATGGACAGACTGACCTAGATGAACTTGTAGTTGCTGGCGTTTCAACTTTTAGCAATACAGTTGATATTAATGCTGGTGGACAAGCAAGTACTTTTAAAGTTGAGGACTTAACTGATAATAGAGTTGTCATTGCTGGATCTGGCGGTGAGTTAGAAGATAGTGCTGATTTAACCTTTGATGGAACCACATTAGCAATTGATGCTATCATTGATTCTAATGATGCTACTCAATCATCGAGTTCTACAACTGGTTCTTTACAAGTAGCTGGTGGTGCTGGTATTGCCAAGAACCTCTTTGTTGGTGGTGGTGCTGAAGTAACAGGAATTTTGACTGTCACTGGAGCAGCAGACTTCAACGGTGCAGTTGACATTGACGGTCACACAGAACTTGATGAGGTAAATGTTTCGGGTGCATCAACATTCACTGGAGCAGCAGACTTCAATGGTGCAGTAGATATTGATGGTCATACTGAACTTGATGATGTAAATGTTGCTGGATTCAGTACATTTGTTGGATTTGCAACTTTCTCTGATTATGTCTTTGTTCAGGATGGTCTGAATGTTGCTGGTGTTGCGACCTTCAGTTCTCTCGTTGATGCCAACAATAGATTAGATGTTGTTGGTGGTGCCAATTTAGATCAATTAAATGTTGCTGGTGTATCTACACTTACAGGTAATGTAACATTTGTTGGAAGTATAAATCAACTTAATGTTACTGGAATTACTAGTGCTACACAATTAGATATTAGTACCGGCGGTATTGATGTTGATGGACAAACCGATTTAGATGAGTTAGTTGTTGCTGGCGTATCTACCTTTAGTGCTGCTGTTGATATTAATAGCACATTAGATGTTGATGGAGATACTCAAGTAGATGACCTCAATGTCGCTGGTGTTGCAACATTCTCATCACTTGTTGATGCAAACAATCGTCTTGATGTAGTCGGTGGTGCCAATCTAGATCAACTCAACGTTGCTGGTGTATCTACACTTACAGGTAATGTAACATTTGTTGGAAGTATAAATCAACTTAATGTTACTGGAATTACTAGTGCTACACAATTAGATGTTGGTACTGGTGGTATTGATGTTGATGGTCAATCAGATTTAGATGAACTGGTTGTTGCCGGTGTTTCTACGTTCTCAAATGCTGTTGATATTAATAGCACATTAGATGTTGATGGAGATACCCAGTTAGATGATCTAAATGTTGCCGGTGTCGCAACTTTCAGTTCTTTAATAGATGCCAATAATAGAATAGATGTTGTTGGTGGTGCAAATTTAGATCAATTAAATGTTGCCGGAGTATCAACCTTTGGTAATGTTTCTATTTTTAATGATGACGTAAGAATTACTGCCGGTGGATTGAATGTTGTTGTTGGTGTTGCAACATTCTCTACTAATGTAAATGTTACAGGAACACTTGATGCCGGACTCATCGATGGAGGTACATACTGATGGCAAAACCAGCAAGTAGACAGGAATTAGTTGATTACTCACTGAGGCAGTTAGGAGCTCCTGTATTGGAAATCAATATAGATGATGATCAACTAGATGACTTAGTTGATGATGCTCTTCAATATTTTCAGGAACGTCATTTTGATGGTATTGAGAGAATGTATCTCAAATATAAACTTACTGAAGATGATATTAACAGAGGAACTGCTCAAGTTGGCGGAACTAATACTGTAGGTATTGTAACAACATCTGGAATCACTACCACAGTAAGTGGTATGGCTACAACAACTAATTATTTTTACGAAAATTCTAATTTCCTTCAAGTTCCAGATTCGGTTATTGGAATTGAAAAGGTGTTTAGGTTTGATAGTAGCACTATATCAAACGGAATGTTTAATATTAAATATCAGTTATTCTTGAATGATATATATCAGTTCAATTCAATAGAACTTCTTCAATATTCAATGGTAAAAACTTATTTGGAAGATATTGAATTTTTACTAAGCACCGATAAGCAGATTAGATTTAACAAAAGACAAAATAGATTGTATTTGGATATTGATTGGAAATCAGAAAAAAAAGATACTTTTCTCATTCTTGATTGTTATAGAATTTTAGATCCCAACACATTTACTAATGTGTATAATGATAGTTTTTTGAAGAAATATTTAACTGCTCTTATAAAAAAACAGTGGGGACAAAATTTATTGAAATTTAGAGGTGCAAAACTTCCAGGTGGATTGGAACTTAATGGAAGAGAATTGTATGACGATGCTTTGAGAGAATTAGATGACATAAAGCAAAGAATGTCATCGGAATATGAACTACCACCTCTTGATTTAATCGGATAGTTATCATGGTATTAAATTCTTATTTTTTGCAAGGTAGTACTGGTGAGCAATCGCTCATGCAGGATTTGGTTAATGAGCACATACAAATTCATGGCATAGAGGTATACTACCTCCCAAGAAAAATATTTAAAACCGATAATATTATCAAAGAAATCCAATCATCAAAATTTGATGATAGTTTTCTTATAGAAGCATATTTAAATAATATTGATGGTTATGCGCCAGACAGCGACATAATGACAAAGTTTGGTTTAAGATTAAAAAATGAAGTAAATTTGACAATATCAAGAGAAAGATTTGAGGAATTTATTGCTCCCTTTCTAGAAGGAATTTCTTCTGGTATTAGAGAAGGTCAAATTACGGAATATACTTTTGGTGATTTAATTACAAGACCAAAAGAAGGGGATTTGATTTATTTTCCTCTTGGAGAAAGATTGTTTGAAATAAAAAGAGTAGAACATGAAAAACCATTTTATCAACTTGGCAAACTTTATACTTATGATTTGAGTTGTGAACTGTTTGAATATGAAAATGAGTTTATTGATACTAGTATTGCCGAAGTTGATAATCAACTGAAAGATGAAGGTTATATTACAACAATTGACCTTGTTGGAATTGGCAAAACTGCACAGGCAACTGTTGGAGTATCAAGTGGTCGTGTTACTGAGATATTCTTAAATAATGATGGTTCTGGATTTACTTCAGCACCAACAATTACTTTCTCGGATGCACCAAATGGTGGACATAGAGCATCTGCGGTTGCCATTACAACTCAGAGAGCTAATGTCACTTCAATCTTTAGACTTGAAATGACAAATGCTGGTGCTGGATATACAGTAGCACCAATCATTACAATTGCTGGTGGTGGGGGTTCTGGTGCTGCTGCAACATGCTCTATCTCTACTACTTTTGGTGTTCAGCAAGTTGTTGTTGGTGTTGCCGGAACTGGATACTCATTTGCTCCAAATGTTAGTGTTGCCACTCCTCCATCAGGAATCAACACTGCTGTTCTTAATCCAATATTCACATCTTCTGCTGGTGCTGGTGCCGGAATTAATACAGTAAGAATCCTAAACTCTGGTATTGGATATACATCCGGTCCAATAAGTCTTGAGTTCTCTGGACCTACTTCTGGTATTGGAACTTTCTACTATAACGAAACGGTCACGGGTCAAAGTTCTGGAGTTACTGCTATTGTTAAAGACTTTGATTCTGGTGTTCAAGTTTCTACTGCAGGAACCATAACAGTTATTGGAGAAACCAAACTGAGAGTATCACTCAATACGGGAGAGTTCTTTGAAGGTGAAACTATCGTTGGATCTATATCAACTGCTACATATACTATAAAGACTCATGATCTTGATAGTCATGATCAACCTTCTGATTCCAATGAAGAAATTGAATTGGAAGCAGATTCATTATTAGATTTTAGTGAAAGTAATCCCTTCGGAGAATATTAATGTTAGGAACTTATTATTACCATGAAATAATACGAAAGACAATTATTTCTTTCGGAACTTTGTTTAATAACATTAATATCAAGCACAAAAAATCTGATGGAACGATTCTTGATGATATTAAGGTTGGTTTGGCATATGGACCACAACAAAAGTATTTGGCAAAAATTCAAGAACAGGCAGAGTTATCAAAATCAATTGCCATAACTTTACCAAGAATGTCATTTGAGATGACAAATATTCAATATGATCCTACAAGAAAATCGGGAATAACACAAACATTCAAGGCATCAGACGGAACAAATTTGAAAAAAGTTTTTATGCCTGTTCCTTATAATATTGGATTTGAGTTAAGTATTTTTAGTAAATTGAATGATGATGCTTTGCAAATTATTGAACAGATACTTCCATTTTTTCAACCATCATTTAATTTAACAGTAGATCTAATAAGTTCTATTGGAGAAAAAAGAGACATCCCCATAGTTCTAGAAAATATTTCTTTCCAAGATGATTATGAAGGATCTTTTGAGAGTAGAAGAGCATTAATATACACTTTAAGTTTCACTGCAAAAACTTATTTGTTTGGTCCGGTTGCCGAAAGCACAGAAGGACTCATCAAAAAAGTTATTGTCGATCAACATTCTGGCACAAATACTCAAACTGCAAAACGCGAAGTCAGATATACACTTACTCCAGATCCATCGGATGCAGGACCAAATGATGATTTTGGTTTCTCTGAAACTTGGACAGATTATGGCGATTCAAAAGACCTCAGTCCTACAAGACAAATAGATTTGTAATTTGATATGAAAAATAACTATGACGATTTGGATGAAGCACTTAATGTTGAGAGCAGCATTGTTGAGGTTGATAAAACACCCAAATCTCTTGATGTTGCTGCTCCAAAATCTGCATCAAAACCAGAGGATATTAAAAAAGATTATGATTATACCAGAGCAAATTTATATTCTTTGATTGAAAAAGGTCAGGAAACTTTAAATGGTATAATGGAACTTGCCAGCGAAGGTGGAAGTCCTAGAGCATACGAAGTTGCAGGTCAACTTATTAAATCAGTTGCTGATACGACTGATAAATTAATGGACCTTCAGAAAAAGGTAAAAGAGGTAGATGAAGAATCAGTAAGTAAGTAAAACCAGCAGTGTCACAAACAATGCAGTGTTTATTGGTTCTACATCAGACTTATCAAAAATGTTAAAGAAAGGGTTTTTAGATAGTAATTCCGAAAAATAGTTTTGTATTTAAATTATGACTGATAGTGTATACTTAGGTAATCCCAACCTAAAAAAAGCAAATACGCCGATTGAATTTAGTGAAGAACAAATCATTGAATTTCTTAAGTGTAAAGAAGATCCCGTATATTTTGCAAATAATTATATAAAAATTATTTCTCTGGATGAAGGATTGACACAGTTCCATCCATATCACTTTCAGAAAAAATTAATTAATAATTTTCATAACAACAGATTTAATATCTGTAAGATGCCACGACAGACTGGTAAATCTACAACTGTTATTTCATATCTTCTTCATTATCTTATTTTCAATGATAGTGTCAATATTGGTATTCTTGCAAACAAAGCAGCAACTGCCAGAGAACTTTTAGCAAGACTCGCAACAGCATATGAGAATCTTCCTAAGTGGATGCAGCAGGGTGTATTAGTTTGGAATAAAGGTAATATTGAATTAGAAAACGGAAGTAAAATTTTAGCAGCATCTACATCTGCAAGTGCTGTCCGAGGAATGTCATTTAACATTTTGTTTCTTGACGAATTTGCATTCGTTCCAAACCATGTTGCAGACTCGTTCTTTGCCTCTGTTTATCCTACTATTACTTCTGGTAAAAACACCAAGGTAATTATCGTATCTACACCACATGGTATGAATCACTTCTACCGTATGTGGCACGATGCTGAGAGGGGCAAGAACGAATATATACCGACTGATGTCCATTGGAGTGAAGTTCCCGGCAGAGACGCTCAGTGGAAGGATACTACGATTGCAAACACATCTGAACAACAGTTTAAGGTTGAGTTTGAATGTGAATTCTTAGGTTCTGTTAATACATTAATTAATCCATCAAAACTTAGAAACCTTGTATATGAAGATCCGATAAAAAGAAATGCTGGTCTTGATATCTATGAGAATCCAATAAAGGAACATAATTATATAATGACTGTTGATGTCGCAAGAGGACTCGGAAATGATTACTCTGCATTTATAGTTTTTGATACAACAGAATTTCCATATAAAGCTATTGCCAAATACAGAAACAACGAAATAAAACCGATGTTGTTTCCAAATATTATTCTTGATGTTGCTAAAGCATATAATCAAGCATACTTAATGATAGAAGTAAATGACATCGGAGATCAGGTTGCAAGTATTCTTCAATACGATTTAGAATATCAAAATATTTTAATGGCTTCTATGAGAGGAAGAAATGGTCAGATTGTCGGACAGGGATTTTCTGGAAAGAAAACTCAACTTGGTGTAAGAATGACTGCCGCAGTTAAAAAATTGGGGTGCTCTAATTTAAAGACACTTTTAGAGGATGATAAGTTACTTACAGTAGATTATGATATTATTTCAGAACTAACTACATTCTCTCAAAAACATAATTCTTTTGAAGCAGAGGAAGGATGTAATGATGACCTTGCAATGTGCCTTGTTATTTTCTCTTGGTTAGTGCAGCAAGAATATTTTAAAGAAATGACTGATCAGGATGTAAGAAAAAGATTGTATGAAGATCAAAGAGACCAAATAGAACAGGACATGGCCCCATTTGGATTTATATCTGATGGACTTGATGATGGCGAGAGTTTTGTAGATAATAATGGAGATCGTTGGCACACTGATGAATATGGCGATAAATCATATATGTGGGATTATATGTGATGGACTTTGATGACCAACTAGAACTTGAACATCTTCTTTTTTATGAAAGAAAGTGTAGAGTTTGTGGTCAGAAGAAAGATTTGATGGAAGGTTTTTATTTGATAAGAAAGGGTAGAGGAACTTTGCCATCGGCATATTCTTATGAATGTAAGGAATGTACGAAAAATAGAATATTGAAAAAAAGAAAAGATAAAGGTTTAAAAAGTGTGTGGGAATATCCAGATTGGTAGTGTTCATGCATTGTTTCCCCAATGAAAATACCCGTTTTAATAAATATTTTTAGAATAAACTAGGACTGAGAGAGGAACTTAAGATGCCGCTAAATTTAGCATCTCCCGGTATTGTCGTAAGAGAAGTAGACCTTACTCAAGGAAGAATTGACTCTTCCACCAATAAGACAGGCGGAATGGTTGGTGCTTTTGCACAGGGACCAGTAGAATTGCCAACCCTTGTTGGAAACGAAAATGATTTACTGAATAATTTTGGTCAACCATATGGTTCTGATAAGCAATATGAAACCTGGATGGTTGCTTCATCATTCCTAGCATATGGTGGATCATTAAGAGTTGTAAGAGCAGATGACGACGATCTGAAGAATGCTGTAGATAGTAGTAATAGTGCTACAAGCATTAAAATTAAAAGCACAGATCATTATGAAGAATTAGGTTATGACGAGAATGTCGTTCCTAATGTAATTGTCACTGGTAAAAACCCCGGTTCTTGGGCAAACGGAATTAGAGTTGCCATTCTTGATTGTAAGGCAGATCAAATCCTGGAACTTCCTGCTACAGGAATTGCTACGGTAGGATTTGGTGTAACACAGGCAATTGACAGCGTTCTTCCTGGTGTTGGTGCAGGAACAACTCTTGACGGAGTTCTGAAAGGAATCATTACTCAAGTTGAGGGAGCACAAGCATACGTCAAAGTCTTATCTCATGTTTCTGCTGCAGGAACAGAGACTGCTGTTGATTATCAACAGAACGGAATCTACCAGTTTGGTACAGAATATAACATCACAGTTGTCAACAATGCCGGAGCAGCTGGTATACACACAAGTGTTAATGCAAAAGCAGATTGGTTTGATCAGCAGACTCTTGCAACTTCAACAAGTAATGTTGGTGTTGGAACTAGTGTAGCAAGTATTAAGTGGAATGTTATTGCTGACAGACCAGGAACTTCTGATTATGCTTCGGCAAGAGGAGCAAGATTTGATGAACTTCATGTTGTAGTTCTTGATGGAGACGGAAAAATTACCGGAAATGCCGGAACTGTTCTTGAAAAACATCTAAGTCTTTCCAAAGCAAAGGATGCAGAGTTTTCTGTTGGTTCTCCTTCCTATTGGAGAAAATATTTAAAAACTAACTCAAACTTCATTTTTGGTGGTGGTGCCCCCACTGGATTAACAACCACCGGATTTAGTGCCGCATTCACCGAACAGGGTGATTTAGGTTGGGATCAAGATGCCAAAGGAATTATATTTGGTGCAACTGGAAAACAAGATCTGACCATGGTAAATGGTAAAGATTATAATGGTGCTTCCGGAATCGGAACAGTTGATGCTTTAAAAGCAACTGTTTCTAAGTTGTCAACAGGATATCAGTTATTCCAAAATAATGATGCTTATGCAGTAGATTTCCTACTGATGGGTTCGGCAAATCATACTAAGACAGAGGCACAGAACCTCGCCCAGCAAGTTATTGCAGTTGCTGACATTAGAAAGGATGCAGTCGCATTTATTTCACCTTACAGAGGCGCATTCATAA